GCGTCCTTAAACAGGATGTGCTTGAGGATATTCATAAATCGCTTCGCGAGCATATTGCTAACGGCGGCACGCTCCGGGACTTAGAACGGCAGATTACCCCAACGTTGATCCGTAAGGGCTGGCTTGCCGACCGTGCCAGGCTGGTCGCCGATGAGGATGGCGTTCTGGAGGGTAAGCAACTCACGCCACGCCGTCTGCGTACCATCTTTGAAACCAATATGCAGGCGGCCTATGGTGCCGGTCGCTATGCGGAGCAGATGGCCAACGCGGAGTTTCGCCCCATATGGGAACGCGTGGCCGTCATGGACATGCACACCCGGCCACTCCACGCCAGACTTAATGGTTTCACTGCCCGCTATGACGATCCTGTATGGCAATTCATGTACCCGCCTGACGGATACCACTGCCGCTGCCGCATTCGTGCCCGAACTCAGGCAGATGCAGACCGCATGGGGATTGAGGTCAAATCATGGGAGCAGGACATTGTCACGGTACAGCAGGCATGGGGACCAAAAGAAACCCGTGACGTTAAGGCGTTACGCTTCAACGGCGAGCTTTACACGCCTGATGCCGGATTCGGGCACAATCCGGGTCAGGGCTGGCTCTCTTCTCTCGGACAGCGCCTGATGGATAAATCTGCAACTACCACGCCCCGGATTGCCTCTCAGGCTATCCATGAAACCCTGTCTGAACCAGCTGTGCTGGATGCCGTCAGCGATGATGTGCGTCGCTGGGTCGACACCGTCAGCGTGCGGCAGAAGACCCGTGGCGACCTGAGGCGCGTTGGCGGTATCCAGCCTGAGCTGCTGAATCGCCTCGAAGAGCGTGGTGTTAACGGTGCGATCACATTAAGTATTCACGAAGAGGATGTCCGGCTGGCTCCGGGCCCGATGTGGTCAGAGCTTCCCGTTCTGCTACGTCAGCCTGCTGGTGTCTGGCTTGATGATGACGCTCTGGTGTGGCTCCTGTCCGGGCAGAACGGCACCCGCGCCGTGCGTGGTGTGCAGTCTGACGATGGCTGGCGTCTGTCGCTTGTAAAGGCCGGTGCCACAGTCACCCCTGGCGATGTGTTATCTGAACGCGCGGCGCAGCTGCTGGAGCTGAAACCATGAGCTACGCCATCAGGTATGACATTGGTGACTTTGAGCGCTCACTCGGTGAACTCATTAAAAAGCTGGAAAACCGCGCCCCCCTGATGCGTG